TGAATGGAAAGTTTCGTGCGGATGTCTTCATCTCTGGTAGTGAATCGATCGCAGAGGACATTGCAACCGCAACTTGTTTGTAGTCAAACGTTGGAGCCCAAAGTCCAAGAGGCATGGTTCCTGAAAAATAGGTACGGTCTACAGGTGGAATAAACGTACACACTTTCTCATCCATGAATGAACGATAGGTTCCAATGTCCGTCACAATCTGAGGAGCACCCGTATACAAGTGTTCAATTTGACATAGTCCAAATCCTTCTCCATCCGATAAATTGATTCCAATATCTGCTGCGTTATAAATATCATTAATTGCAGAGTCTGGAAGTGCAGTCTTTGAAGTGTCGACTAACATTAGACGTTTGACATAGTCTTCTTTATCCAATCCTTGACGTGCCAATTCTGTTTGATAAATGCGCCCTGCGTCGTAATACGAACCTTGTTGAGGGTTCAATCCTGTAACAATCATCATATAATAAGGTTTCGTTGGATTTCTACGAAGAAGTTCAACAAATCCCATGATGGCAAGATCATGACGTTTACGTTGAGTGTTTCGATTTGCATTCACAATCATTATAGAGTCTGAATCAATTCCCATAGACTTTCGAATGACAGATCTAGCAGAGGAGTCCATCTTTGTAAATAGACTCTTGTCAACCGCGTTTTCTAGAACACGAATGTCTGGAAACGAACCATATTTGGCATACACATCTGCCCAGTATTTCGTGAAGCAATAGATTCGGTCTGCGTTCTTATTCATAGTCTCAATCAAAGGCGGAGCAATGCCTTCATAGACTTGGTCAACATACAACCACAACTTGTAGGAGGATTCACCTTTCTTGAACTTCATTGCCTCAATGAATCGGTGAATGATGAGTGGATCATTGTAAATCATCACTACATCTGGGTTGACCATCTCCAAATACTCATGAATTTTGTTGAATCCAAATCCTTCTTCCTTTGGATCTTCATTAGCTGCTGCATCGTATGCGATGACTCCAGATGGAACTTTACGTAAATTGCTATTAGATGGATGACGTTGAAATCCAAAATGGTAGGTCTTCACCTTTGGAGCAAGCGTTGAAAGTTGCTTGAGAAGATTGAAGACAACCTTCGAGTATCCTGTGGTCTGATCGACATGTGTGCTTACGAGTACGAACCTCATTATGTAGTAGACTCTTTTCCCCTATAAATGACAAATGCAAGTAAACTCTGCACAGGATTATCTGACGAATCAGAAACGACGTATCATTGCCAAATCTCTTTTGTCTTCGCCTCCTCCTCAGAAGCGAAGAACCAATGGTCAATACATTGGAGTTCTTGCAAATAAGTCCGAACGATACACACGATTTGTAGGTGGAGTCGGTATCAATACAGTAGGACCTGCTACACTTGGAACAACCTATTCATCTTCATGCTGCGTACCTGCCAATTCTGCATCCACGACATATCTGGTCTAAACCATTCTAAGTAGATACTAATAATGCCAGGTGGTCTTCTCCAACTTGTTGCGATAGGAGCACAGAATGAACTTGTCAATGGAAGTCCATCCATGACCCATTTCAGAGCAGTATATCGTCGTCATACTAACTTTGCAATGGAGTCTATACGAATGACCTTTGGGAGTTCAAATTTAGAGTTTTCTCCAACCACTACACGAACCATTTCATGTCGTATTGATCGGTATGCACAGATGCTTCACGATACCTATCTTGTATTGACACTTCCTGATATTTGGTCACCTCTTTCGTATCTTGGATTGAATATCAAACCTCCTATAGGATACGATCAACGATCTACTGCAATTGGGTATGAATTTAAGTGGATTGAAAACATTGGATACAACTTGATTGATTCTGTTGAAATCACTGCAAATGGACAAAGTCTTCAACGACTCAGTGGTGAATGGTTGAAGTTCTACTCATATTTGACACATGATGCGAATAAGCGAGCGATTGTAGATCAGATGGTTGGACACGTTCCTGAATTGAATGATCCAGGGAATGCATACGGACGACTTGGACAGTATCCACATGCTGTTGCCCCCTTGAACCAACCTGGTGGAATTCCCAATACTAAGATTCCTGAACCATCGATTCGTTCACGTCAATTGATTATTCCCTTGCATTTTTGGTTTGCGGAGAATCCAGGTATGGCACTTCCATTAGTCTCTATGCAAAATTCAGAAGTGTTTATCAATGTGACCTACCGACCTTTGAACCAATTGTTTACCATTGTGGATGTAAATCCTTCAAGTTCTACCTATGGACAACGTATTCGATCCAATGATGGTCTTGGACGATTTTTGTCACCTCCTCTTGTAGACGGAACCATTAGTAATCCTAGTTTGTCTACCTTTTTTCCAGATCCCTATTTGGAAGGCAACTTTATCTACTTAACTGAAATGGAGATGGCACAACTTGCAACTGCAGATCAGACCTTCCTTGTAAAGACCATCAAATTCGTCAACAATCCCGGACAATATGGAGGTAATTCAGACATTGAAATTCCATTCTTCAATTTAGTGACTCGTATTGTGTTTTCAACTCAGCGTTCTGATAAGATTTTGACAAATGATTGGGACAATTACACGAACTGGGATGATCCTTATGTGGCTCCCTTTACATCCACAGGAACTGCAAATGATGTCTTTTCATCAATTACTCAGTCTACAGAATCGCAGACGTTTATGTACTCAAGTGGACAACAACAAATTACTTCAGTTTATCCTCGTGATCCAATTGTCAATGGTCAAATTTTATTGGACGGTAAAGAACGCTTTTCAGTGAAACCCACTTCTTACTTTTCATTGCTTCAAATGTACAAACACACAACTGGTGATAGTCCAGTTATACCAGGTGTCTACATGTATTCATTTGCTCTCAATAACGATTTGTATCAACCCAGTGGGGCAATTAATGGAAGTATGTTCAATAAAGTCATTCTACGACTTGGATTACAACAACCTCTTCCAACTACACAAGGTGTTGCTTCTCAAGAAACTGTGTGCGTTTTGAAATCCTCAGTCTTCAGTCCAAATCCAGTGATCATTACTGCAGGTCAACTTGCATTAAGGAATCCAGATGGAACTTTATTGTACCCTCCTGATTCAATTGTATCCGTCGTTCGAAATACAAACGGTGATAGCGTGATCTTTGCGTACACTTACAATTTAGGTGTCTACGTAGAATCCATCAATTTCTTACGAATCGTTAGTGGTCTTGCGAATTTCGTGTTTGCTAACTAACAATGGGCATTACAATTAAACGTGCTACGTGGGGTGATGAGAAAGCAACCACGGATATTACTGCTTCAATGGTAGAGAAAGCAAAACCAGGATACCTTGATGTTGTGGCAGATAACAAATTAGTTCCAGCAGTAGATTTACTCACAGGAACTAAAGATATTTCCATTGATGACAGTGAAATGAATGTGATTAAGCAAGATGCTGTGAAGAATTGCGGTGGAGCACAAGATCAGAAATGCATTGACTATCAAGTCAACATGATGCAGTCCAGTCTCTTACAGCAAAAGGTTGCCGAATCACAATCATCTGCAAATATTGTAACCGGTCGTCGTCTTACGTTGACTTACATTGATGATAAAGGTGTTGAACGACAGACTGCGATTCCCGATGGACAACAAGTGAAGTTTGGTGAAAAACCTAAATCATCGTTTAGTCTTCCTTCGATTTCATGGTCTGTGTTTGCTGGAGTTGGAACTACATTCTTGTATTTTATCCTAGCAGTTCTAGGTGTAGTTCACGTATATGCGGTTGCTTCAACGTATCGCACATTTGCTGAAATGGGTCTAACAACTGCTAAAGTTGTCTTAACTGCAATCGCAGCAATTATTCCACTTTCAGGATTGTTGATTACGCCATTGGGAGTTGCCTACTTACAAAAAGTTCCTCCAAAGGTATAATGTTTCATATCCTGTGGATTGCTGCAGGCGTTATTTTTGGAATGTTGATTGCCTGTGTCATTGTTCCTCCTACTCGTGTTCAAACAACCGTTCCAACTCCTCATGACGAAGACCTATTTCATACTGATACAGGATGTGTTCGAACGCATGCCATTGAAGTCCCCTGTGGAGTTGAAGCAGATTCATTGAATCTACTCGCAAGTCTAAACAAGAAGTAATGCTAGACATCACAAAAGCGTTGGAACGTGCAGGTCCCTTTTTTTCGTTCATTATTGGACTCGGAA